GCATTGACGTAACGCCAACAACCATAGCATGAAGAAATTCGCCGTGATAATCCTCGTGGTTGTGAGTATATTCACGGCGAACCCATGCCTTAAAATAAGGAATGTTGCTGTATAAATAGGACATTAAGCTCTAGTTACTTTGTATCCTAGCTTTTTTGCAGCAGCGCGAACTTGTGCAAGAGTCATGTTTCTACTCTTTGCTGGCTTTAGTGCAATACCACCAGCTTTTCCGCCTTTAGACATACGTCTAATTCTACCACCAGCAGCTCCGCCCTTCATCATCTTTTTGACCTTGCCACCCCTGCGGTATCCTTTCTTTTTCATAGCCATGATTATCTCCTTACGACTGACTAACAGCGCCCTTCGTGCGCTTTCTTCTGTTTGCCATCACCATACCACAACCTCTGGCAACAGCGGTTCCGGGTATCTTTTTACCCCTAAACTTTCTTTTAGACTGTGTTTCCGCAACACCACCAAGACTCATATTTCTAACCTTTGCTTTTTTTGTATTAGAAACAACGGTTTTGCCCTTGGCACCTGCGGTTTTTTTCTTACGAGCAGTTTTAGCCCTTTCTGCTTTAGAAAGACTTTGGGCTTTTTTACGAGGCAAACACCTGTCTGGGTTCTTCTTATCTTTAGAAGTACCGCATTTGCCTTTTATTTTACCATCTGTGCCAATCCGAACCCAGTCCTGCTTGACCCAATCTTTAAGCGCACCCATTATTTTTTCTTCTTCTTACCTTTAGCACCCTTGGCATAGTTAGGATCTTTACAATATTTAGATGCTGCCATGTTTGCATATGCTGATGGATATGTATCAAAAGTACGTTTAGCCCATGCCTTACCAGCAGGACAAATTTTACTACCTTTTGACTTTTTTGACGCTGCGCCACCCTTTTTAAAATAAGTTAAACCTTTTGGTATACCTTTAAGTTTTCCGGGTTTGCTAACCTGTTTACTCATTTGACTTCTAGACATAGCCATAAGTTACCTCCTTAACACTTCCATCTTTTTCTTGCTTGTCGCAAGCGACTGTTTGGATTTTTTGCTGCTTTTGGAAATTTTTTCATTTGACCTGCAGATCTTGCGCAAAATGACTTACGCCTCTTAGCCGCTTTACTTCCGGGCTTCACCTTGCCAGTTACGGCTGTTTGCAGTTTAGATCCGGGATTTTTACGTCTGTAAGCAGCAACACCTGCTTTGGTCATTCCCGCCCCCTTTTTAGTAGGGCGGAAATTCTTTTTGTTTCTAGCAGGCATTTTACCTTTTGACTTTGTTTTAGAAGCCAAAGTAACCTCCTATGATAAAAATATCGTCAATTCGTTGCTTGAGCCAGTAAAAGCACTAATAAACGCTCCATCTGTAGCAATAATACCGTCATCAGGAATATTTAGATGATGTATGCCTGTTGGAAAAGTTTGCGTAATTAATACATCACCAGATGCACTACCATTTTTTATTGTAAATGCGCCTGCAGCATCGGCGTATATTACGATTTGACGAATACGCGAACGAGCAGGGCCAACAACAGCGGCGGTTGCTCCTTGCGCATGATTAAAAGCTCTTACTGGACCTGCCATTTTAGCCTCCTATTAAGAAGCGTCTGAAGAGCTAGAAATACCTATGAACTTCATAACTATGACAGTATCACCACCGGGATCACCAGAAACTACAACTTCAACCTCATCTGCAGTAGCTGTAGCAGCAGTTGTTGTGCCACCAGACATACCTAAAATACCGTTACATGGGAAAAACCCTTTAAAACCAGTGCTGTTTACAGCCGCAGATATACCGTCAACAAACCCATCTGTATCTGCATCTGTACCAATATCAACAAGGTTTACAGCGTTAGCTGCTGCAGTAGTTACAGCAATCATAACACCCATAGGGATAAAGTTTGAAGGAATACCAATTGCAGCCTCTTTACCTGTAGTTGCACCATTAAGAACAGTTACTGTTGCGGTGTATACAGATAGAGTCATCTCACTGGTAAGCTCACCAGTTGTAGAGCTTTTAATAACGTTTTTAAAACCGTTTTCGGAACGGACTGGACCGTTAAAAGTAGTATTAGCCATGTTATTCTCCTGTCTTGGCTAGTGTCAGTCACACCATGCGACTGTCAGGGATGACATCAGAATAACACATTATAATAAAAAAGAAAGGGGCAACCGAAGCTGCCCCTGTAAGATTAAGAGAAGTATGTAACTTCTCTATATCATCTTTTATGCTCCGGGTGAACCGAAAACACAACGCGGATCTGAGAACCCAAATGAATAACGCTCACGAGCCTTGAAACGCATGTTTCCAGTATCGAAGTCAGCTTCCATACCAGTAGACATCGCTGTACGCTCAAAATGCTTTAATCCATTAGGTGCATCAGTTTTGATGAAAAACGCATCTGGATCTGTTAAGAAGTGGTTAACAGTGTAACCCTCTGGCAACATACCCATGTTTCGAATTGCGTTAATATCATTGTCCGCTGTGCCAACACGCATTGTTGATTCCAACAAACGATCTGCAACGAATTGCAGTTGTGGTGGAATAACCAATTTGGTGCCACGAAGAGCAATGATCATGTTGCGTTCATCAACGAATGTTGAGATGTCAATAAGAGCATTCTCAAGTGAAGTTTCGTTGAGGTCAGCAGCAGTTGAAGGCTCATTACGGAATGTGCCACCACCAGCTAGGGGGTGATCAGTTGCACAAAGCTCCTTACCATCACCGCCTGTAAAACTACTATCAAACGCATTGTTTAACGTTGCAGCAGCTTTAACTTGCTTTGTGTGCGCCATTGAACGAGCCAACGCACGAGTATAACGTGCGCCAAGACGATCATATAGATTGTCCTCAACAGCTTCTTCGGTTAACGCAAAAGCGAGTGCAACTGTTTCGTGTGAATAACGAGCAGTATACGCTTCATTTGCATTATCGAACTCTACACCAGAACCTTCGGATTTTGTGGGAGCATTCCCAAAACCTACAAGCATTACCTCTTCTTCAAAGGCTCGATCTGATGACTCTGTGTCATAGATCTCTGCATGTTGATTTTCATAACGATCATATTCCATTCCGAACAGAGCGTTAAGACCCGGTTCTAGCTCCTTGACGAGTTGTGAACGTGAAATAGCCATAACTCAATCTCCTTACGCTAGACCGACAGTGCCAGCACTGAACAGGTGGTTATTAATTTTGACAATTACGTTAGTATTTGTCGATGATGTATCGCTATTCTCAGGATCTTGAGAAATGTCGATTGCCTTCAAAGCAAGAGCAGCAGTAGTTGCCCCTGTTGATAAATCCAACTCCATGCGAGAATTACCGCTTACGGTGCTTCCTGCAGTTGTATCAACGATGTCAAAGTTCCCAAACAAATCTGTTACAGGAAATGTGTCATCCGATTGGATTTCGAAGGTTGCACTAGGATCGTCAATAACATTTGCAAAAATGTCTGTTCCTGTTGTGCTTGCAGGCCAATAGTTAGAGAAAATAATATCTCCACTAGAGTCTACATATGAACAGCCGTTAAATACGCCCAGACAAAGAGCATTGTCACCAGCAGCTACACGAGTAATTGTTCCATTAGTGTTTACTGTAACTAAGTCACCTTGGAAAATACTTGTGGCATAACCGGAAGCAATACGATAACGATTTTGTCTTTGCGAGCTTGTACTCGTTTTAACTGGGCGAAGGCCAAAAGCAGCGTCTTGATTTGCCATTTTATTTATCCTTCAGAGTTTTTCGATGAACCAAAAGTCACCGATGATTTTCGCTGCGGTGCCATTTTTGGCATCGCGGGGTTATTTTCGCGCATCCAATCACGATCAACAGCTTCCATTTGGTTTTGTGTAACCCCTTGGTAGTGTTCATTGCGTTGATCAGCCAGTTCATTTGGGATTCTTGCAAGTACGAGTCCGCCAACACCAATGATGCCTGCGTTGCGTCCCTCATCTACTACTGGACCTGAATAATCGGGATATTCTTCTGCACGAACGAGTTCATATCCTTCTTGCCGTCTTTTATGGACGTTAGTTTTATCGTCATATTCCATCACGGATTCACGAATCCAACGATGTTTATACCCTAAAGGTGCTTCCGGGGCTTCTAAAGCTGAACCGGGTCTCCAAACTTTGCGCTCTTGGCGCTCCCGCGTTGTTGTTTCGCGTGAAGTACGATCAGCCATATTAGTCTCTCCGATTTTCCAGTTTTGCCACTTCAGCCGCATATTTTTCCAGAGGTATGTTTAACTTCTGAGCTAAAGCCACTTGACCGGGGTTAAGTTCTACAGATTTTTTCCGCCCTGATTTTAAAGAGCGTGTACCGCTCCCTGCAGGTGTGACAGACTGGACGTTTTTCTTGTCACCCTGAAACTTGTTAGGCATTTCCCTACGCATACGTTTATCAATCTCAGCGTAGTATTCATCAGTACGAGGATCAAAACCCTCTTGTGCAACAAGAGTTTCATGCAAAGCACGAGCCGCTCCTGTCATAACATTATCTGTGCCAAACCATGTGTTTTTAGATAACCAAGCCTCTAGCTTAGGATCTCTCTCCTGTGGCGGCTGTGGTTGCGCTTGCTGTTGTGCCTGTTGTGGCACTTCGGCTTGCTGTTGATCTTGTTCTGATCGAGCTTTTTGCAACCTCAAGCGTTCTTTTTCAATAGCAATTTGCGCTATAGCTGATTGTGCATCTGCAACCTTTTCGTAATCACCCGCCTCGTGAGCCTCTGCTAAAGCACGTTTGGCTTGAGCCTCTTGAGAAGTAATACGCCCCTCATATTCAGACACATAACCTTTATCTATTGTTTTTAAACGCTGCTTTATATTCTCATTTTCGCTTTGAACTTGCTGAATATACTGAACAGCAGCGGCGGCTTCCTCTTCAGCTTTTCTACGAGCAGCGGTTAATTTGTTAATTCTTTTTTGAACACCCTCACTATATTGATCAAGTTCATCTTCATCATTATCCTGAACATTTGTTCGGGTTGCTTCATCTTCTTGCAATTCTACTTCTTTAGAATCTTCTACAACTTCTTCAGTAGAGGTATCCTCCAACTCTACTGATGTTGTTTCTTCAATTTCTTGTTGTTGAGCTTCTGCCTGCATGAAACCTCGTCTCCTCTATTACCTTATACATACGAAATATCTTTGGGGTCAAGGATTGTTGCTATAATATTATCGTCATTTATAATACGAACCTCTAATCCTTCCACTTTAAAGCGATTTCCCGCATACCTTCCTATAAGAACCCAGTCTTTCTCAGAACACCAGTTACCAGTTGGGAACTTCTGGGAGTCCTTATAAGCATCTGGACCTAGCTTAACCACATATGCAGCAACTGTTGCAAATGCTTCTCTGTCTCTAACTTGGTCTGGAATATATAAACCGCTCTTTGTTTTCTCACTTGGATAATACGGAATGATTAACATTCTATAACCAGTGGGTTGCGGTAATCTTTCTAATGAAGAAGCCTCCATTTCAGACGGATCATCTTCGTTTTTACTTTTAGGTTGGTTGTCTCGAAAGCCTGCTTTTATAGCTTTTTCAGCTACATGATCAGGCACATAGAGTTTTTTACTCATCTGCTTCCTCATTATTTTTTAATAGTCTTCTGATTTCGTCCTCAACAAAAGCCAACCCCCTAATCTGACCAACACAGAATTTGTATTCGTCAAAGCTAGGAATGTTACCAGTCTCCATCGCAACTTTTATATCGTCACGCCTTTGAGCTATCTTTTTTTTGAGGTAATCGAGTAAGTTTATTGCGTCCATAATAGTCTCCCACTAAATCTTTATACGATTTAACGGGAAAAACAAGTATGTATCCCAATATATTTTACCCTATGTGTAAAAAGGGGGCTAATGCCCCCTAATTAAGCTACATCATCCAATAATGCTGCTACAATACATGTTGCAGTCGCGGCGCTTGAGCCATCATGACCAATCGCATGTATTCCAGCAACCGTAGTATTTGGAAGTCTAGCAAAGAAAGACTCATTAGGACTAATTTTTACCGCATCGTCTGTGGTCGCAGCGGCTGTACCTGCATCAAAAACAACATAGATATGATTAGCTGCGTCCGTATTTTTAATATAAATAAACTCAACCTTATCACCTGTTGCTATTGCTGTCGGTGCAGTGTCATCATCCACAGCAGTATAATCGGTATAATATCCAGCCATGAGGTCTGTACTGGTAGCACTTACGCTGGTTAGTTTGTAGTACCACTTATCATTCGCGTCCTTCGGCGAAACAGTGGTTGTGGCTTCGATAGTTTTGGCTATCTCGTCCGGTAATACTGTGGTCTTCATAACCACTGTTGCTGCATCTGCCATGATTATTCTCCTCTATCAGCTATTTTGCAGATTTCTTGGCTGCTGGTTTCTTAGCGGGAGCCTTTTTCTTGGCTGCAGCCTTCTTAACGGGTTTCTTTTCCTCTACAGGAACTTCTACCCAAGCTTCATTCACCTCAGTTGTAGGGTCATCTTTTACATAATGTCCCTTATCATCACGAGCGCGAACAAGTTTCGTTTTAACTACGTTTTCGGCTTCACGCATCGCACGTTTTGCAGCGCGAATTTGCTCAACCACTTTCTCTCTAACAGATGATGCCATTATCCTGTTCCTTTCATACGGGCATTCAGAGCGGCAATATCTCTTTGAGTTTGTACTCTATCTTCAGCCACCCTAGTTTTGTCAGCAAGCGCTTCTTCTTGAAGCTCTATACGGCGATTAGCCAATTGAGCATCCATCGCGTCACGTTCAGCTTCTAGACCTTGCTTTACCTCAAATTCTTGAGATTTGCGATCTAAATCTGCCGCTTTTAGCTGTAATTCCTGCTGTCGAATTGCAACTAATGGATCTTGTTGTTCCTCTTGAGGCTCTAATGTCTGTGCGTATTCCTCTGTCATATCTGCTATTAGCATCGCTGCTTGACGTTCTATAGCAGGCTGTAGCATCTGCATAGCCTCTGGGTTCTGTTGTACTTCTGGGCCTGCTTCTTCCATAATCATTTGTTGTGCTTTCTGTTCTGCCAACAATCCAATGTGTTCTTGAATGTGACCTTGCAACGTTATCATAGCCTGTGGGTTTGTCTGCACAGATGGTGTGGACATAATAGCCAAGTGTGTTTCCATATGAGCCTTGTGATCTTGCTGTGGAAACGCCTGAAGCATACCGCCAGTCAAAGCCATCTTGTTTTCCAT